CATAAAGCTTTGGGGTGATTTCCAGTTGTTATAACTGCCATAAGTTTTCCTCCTTAAAATTAAATACCGGTAGTGTATCTTTGCGTATGAAGGTTGATGGTAACTTCCCATTTTGCGAACTCGCCGATAGCGTTATTTGCTCTATTGACTAACCGCCTTACCTTTAACTGCAAAGTATTTGTAGTGTTAATCGTGGTACTATCTAATTCCGCTCCACTTTGTCCAGTTGCTGTTGAACCGGAATGCGTGTAAATCAAATCAGCATTATTGCTTACCGATGTTGCCGCAAGCGGAGTTGTGTCCCCATCCTCCTGGATTTCAAAAACAAGGTCAGGATCGTCTGCTACATATACAATTCGTTCCGTACTTGCAGCGTTATATGTTTTTGTTAAATCATTCGGAAGCGGCTCAAACCCAACAATAACACCACTGATATAATTACCGCCAGCCGCAGTAGCCTTGTTTATTTCAGGCAGTGTGCCTGGTTCGTTCCCCTTATATGCCGCCGTGTTTGATGTGCCTGTAACTATTACAGGATCACCAACATACAGGGCTGTTGCATATGTAGAAGGAACATAGTATTCCGAATATGCCCCGTTATAGGGCGCTCCGTTGCTATGTTTAATAGGTATTAACCCTTTTGGGGTATCAGAATTGGACATTTTTTCCTCCTTGACAAACCATTAGGTCTGTATTAGTTATTAGTTATTTTTATCCCTTCTTTCGGGATGTATCTTCCATCTCTTCCTGGTGCTCCATGACTGTCTATACCATGCCTTAACGCTTCCTCAGTTCTATCAACAATCTTGTTTTTTTCTTTCTGGTCTTCATCGTAAAATTCCTTGCTTATTTCCATCAAAAATGCCTTTGTCCCATCTGAATTAACAACCTTTGAAATAGAATCTGTATTACAAACATCAGAATCTATAAATTCTACATCTTCCCTTTTAACAAAATTATATCCGGCATTTTGCGCTCTTAATATTCTGCCATCCCTATCATTAATCCATCGCCTGACATAACCCTCACGTTCGTTTACGGCAAGCCTGGCTCTTGGGACTCCAAGAGGAACACGTCTTGTTCTTTCTTTAGTTTTTGACTTATTCGTTTCTTCCATTTTAGCTCCTTTTTTCCCAAGCAAAGACGCTTCCCTCTTTGCTTCTCTCCTCTTTTTTAGAGTTATCAAAATTGGTTCGTTTTTTTCTTCATACATTGTCTCAATCCCAATCGTAACTGGCGACATACTCTTCTTTTGTGAAATTAGGTATGGTCTTTATAAATTCAAGACATTGCGCCTGAGCTTCCTTCGGGAGATTACCAAAACTCCTTTTGTTTGTTTTTACCGGAGGATCACTATCCCCAACAACGGTATTGGCATCATCTCTTCTTGAGTTCTTGAATTTTTCAGGGAATTTTTTCTTTACATCTTTACCAACAGCATCATAAAGAGCTTTCCCTCCAATCCCTCTTTCATCTTGTATCTCAACAGACCTTGCCCTTGCATAACTTCTTAAAACAGGATCATTATCAAACCATTCGTTGTCTTCTTTCCATTCATCAAAAATGGCAATAGCTTCGGGGTGAAGACCACCGTCACCACCACTATCCGCTTCGGACGAATCAATTTTATCCTGCATGTCTTTTTCAAGAGCAGCCCGCTTTTGTTCGTATTTATCAAAGGCATCTATATCGCCATCAGCAACTGCTGCCCTTTGTTTCTCAATTATATCATCTGCCGCTTTCTTATATTGCGCCGCTACGGTTTTTGAACTCCATTTTTTAAACTCGGAAAAAGTTCTTTTCATTTCTCCGATAGTGCCTTTAAGCTCAACAACCTGGCTGTCCATCTTTTTAAGCCGTTCTTTTAAAATCGGTATCTGTGTTTCCCCACGCTCAACAAATTCCTCAGCAGATACCCACTTTTCTTTATCACCACGGAAACTCTCTTCAGGCACCCACCCCATCCTTGCGGCACGTGCTTCTATTTCAGACGGCTTATCATCTTTGCCGTCACTGCCATCACCCAATTCACTTTCTTTATCTAAAGCTATCTCATCTCCCATGACTTTATTCCTCCATAATAATTGCAGCTATATCTTTATCGTTCATTAACCTGTATTGTTTTCCATCCATGCCTGTAACATAATACCCTGCAGCTTTCGCCACATAAACCTTATCACCAACAACAGGAACAGGGTCGGTCATGTCGTCAAATGCATTGCCACCAACAGCAATAAGCGTAGCCTTAACCTGCATCATTTGTTCCTTTTCCCTGACTGTATCCGGCAAAAAAAGCCCCCCGTCTGTTTTCTTCCCAACCTCATCAAGCTCTATAAGAACTTTAAACTCAACTGGTTGCAACCCTGTTTTATTAACTTTTTTCTTCATTGTCTTGATCTCCATATTCAGCTTCTAAAAATAAATCTATTCCTCTTAAAATACCTACTACCCTTGCCGTTTCTTCTACTGTCTTTTGCCCACCATAAAGCGTTTCCCCGTTGTTAAGACTTTCAGAAAAAGCGCCCCTTACAGCAGACATATGATGGTATATCTTTTTTGTTATTGGCAGCCTTTTCCATGCTACAAACTCTTCTAATGATATATCATTATCACTGTTCGACTGGCTTTCTTCGGTCATTATCTCCCCCCTTTCCGTTTGGCATACTCCCCATCATTGACTTCATTCTTACACCAAGCTCATCTATAAATAATTTGTATTCATCAAGTTGTGGCCCAAGTTCCTCTGCCTCCGCTTTCGCAATTTTTAAGATTGCGCTTGCTCTTAAATCTTCTATTTTGGCAAACATTTCAAGACGTTGCAGGTGTGCATTGGTTTTTTCTAACTCTATCCTTTCTTTTTCAAAATCAAGTTTTGCGTAGAGTTCTTCTATCTTTGGATCTGGCCTATTGTCTCTTTTTTCAGGCGGCACAAAAAAGGTTTCGGCTGGTGATTTAATAGCTTCAAGGTAACTCTTTGTTATTTCGTCCTCATTAAGTCCTGGCCTCCCTGTGATTTCTATTAATGCTTGCGCTCTTGCAGTTTTTTGAACTTCAAGTGAAAGTGAAGGATCGGCAGACGGTTTAATATCGTGATCCTTAATATTAAAATCAGCTTTTAAAACAGCTCTTTCTTCCAGCCCTTCTTCGGGATCAACAATATTAAAATAATGTGTATCGTCCAAAAACTTCTGGTTCAGTTTATACAACAGCTTGTATTCATTGCCTAAAGAACGGTGGATACGTGCATAAATACCACCAAAAACTTTTAACCCCTGCTCTATAAGCGCCAGAACAGTTGCAGCAGATACGTTTTCGCCAGGCTTTTCACCCTTCATTGCGTTTTGAATTGAGGAAATATCGTTACCGGCATTTATTAATAAACCAAGAAGCTGGAATAATGTTTGAGACGGCTCTCTTATAGGAAGCGGTAAAATGCTGCCACGCAAATCTTGAGTAAGAGAATCTATCCTTTTCCATTCACCAGGGGAAAAACTAACCGTACCTGACTTTAGCCTCAAGCCTCTTGATATAAATCCACCGCCAGTATTAGAAAGCGTCCCTGCATCTATAAGCTGATTAACAACACTATTTATTGAACTGTTTATAGGATATAAAAGAGTTCCAAAGCCAACATCGTAAAACCCTGCATTGGGGTTTGGAATAAAAGAATATTTAATAAAATATTCAGTAGGAGTTATTTTGATAAGCTTACCATCAATAGCATACACATCATCATCATCATATCTTGCTACTATACGAACAACATTTCTCGTTTCTTCATGGACTGTAACAATATAAGGCTCTTCATATCCATCATCATCAAGGTCTAACCACCTATGCTGTTCGATAAACAAATGAGGGGCTGCTTCATCATTGTCTTCCGACTTCGCAACACCAAAATCATATTCCTTCCACATACCTGCTTTTGTATATTCGTATATATCATTTGAATATTTATAGAATTTGTGAGAAATCCTCCTTGCTGTAAGAAGATTTTCAGCTTTCATATGCACAACAACATCATCACAAGTTAAAAATTTAGATGTTACTCTTCCTAAAACTTTATCAAAATATATTTTCCTGAAACAAGTTCCGATAATAGGCAAAACATGAAGCATCTTATCCGTACCATCCAACCATTCAACCATCTCTTCAGTAAGCTGATAGTTCATGTATTCGACAACACGTTCACCACGCTTTTTTTTGGCACCATTTAGGTCTTTCCCTACAATTTTTATTTTAACAAGACCTGAGTTGGGTATTATTTCAGGCATCGCCCTGCTTGCAAATTGTATAGAAGCTACTGTAATTAAAGGAAATTTTATGTTAGCAGCGTTATCCCATGGGAAATCTTTCTTTTCAAAAACCTGAGTTGCAAGCTTCATCGCCTCTTCATTTATCTTGTCAAAATCAGACCTTGACTCCAAGTCTATTTTATACCCATCAATAACCTTGTTGCCAATTTCAGCCAATTTACTATCTTCAAGCGAGCTTGCAATGTTCACAGAACTAATAAAATTTTTAAGGTCTTCAAGTCCCACGTTTAATATCCTCCAACAGCACTTCTTCCCTGATAGGTTTTTGTTTGTGCTTCTTCACCCTCAAATTCTACTGGCGTCCATTCCGTATTCAATAGCATTAATCTGTAAAGGTTCTCCATCATATGGTCATCTTTATCAATCGGGCGTTGGGTTTCTTTGTCATATGTGTACCCCTCAATTTCAAAAATTGTACGCACAAGGTCATTAAATATAAACAAAGACGGTTCATTGTTTGGACCTTTTAAGTGGTTTTTTATTTCAAGTATCCCGGAGTTCTTATCCTTTGATGCAGTCATTAAAATCATGCCATAAGCCCACAAAATTGCCTGAATTTTATCAAACACAGTATTATCATTATTGCTATCGCCTTTTGACAAAGGATCAATAATTATAGTGCCAACCCTGTAATTACAATACTTTATACACCCTACGATTTCTTCGGCTACCCACTTGCCATCGCCGTGTCCCCAAATTTCATTAACAAGATATTTATCCCCCCTTGGGTTCACAGCACAGAATAAAACTGCCTGCTTCTCTCTTGGATGGATATCTATCGCAATATCAATTATCCAATCCAATGGGATCTTAAACCTGTCACGAAGATGCTTTTTTCTATCAAATGAAGGATAAACAAGGCCGCTCATGTAAGAAGGTATGCCTTTTATCCTCGCTTCAATCTCGTCTTCAGTAAGCGTTTTTATGTACTGGTCAACGCCTTCCTGAGTAATACCAAACCCTATATTATTACTGATGTCTCCTGATATATTAAAAACTGTCTTATCAGGCATACCATTGCCATCAACAGCCTTTATAACCTCCCTGTCCACCCATGCTTCTTTCAGTAAGGTCATGCAAAACAGTTCACGGCCATTACGGTCTATCAAGCCCCTTGCATTGGCTACCCTGATCGCTCTCTTTGGCGGCTCATCATAAATAATTAAATCTCCTGACCAGCCTTCGTGCAGGTCTGATTCCTGACCATTACTCATAATCTCCACTGTTCCACCAGTAAGCGTATCAGTCCATGTAGCTTCAATGCCCTGGTTGTTCTTTTTCTTCACAACAGGACGATTCGCAGGCCACCACTTTTCCATCTCGGGGACAACAACCTTGCTTATCTGTTTCTCCCAGTCCTGACCTATATACCGAATCTTTCTTGGCTTATCGTGCGGGAAGTGAAGTTTCTTTTTATCCCATGGCCTATGACCGAATAATACAGAAAATGCTATTATTGTACCTATTGTCGTTTTGCCGATCCTGTTAGCGCCCGTGAATGTAAACACCTTGTATAAAGGGTTATCCCAGGCAGCCAGTAATTGAGCTTGCAAAGGGTTAGGCTTTGTGAAAAACTCAATCCTGTTCGCCTCACGGTATGCGTACATCTTTTGTAAAATTTCTAATTCTTTTGCTTCAATAGCTTTTATCTGGTCATGGAAGGATGCATTATTAATAGCCTGCTTGTCTGTTTTTACAGACACAATTTCTTTGTCATCTTGGGGATGTGCTTTTTCCTCAACTTTCGGAACTTTAATAACAGGAGCGAGAACCTTCTTCATTATCCTGTCTCTCTTCCTTTCATCAATTAACTCACCATGCTTCTTAATGCTCTCTCTCTCAGCTTTGCTTATGGTTATTTCGCCATACTTTTTTTTCCAATGATAAAGCGTTATATAGTGTATTCTGTGCTTCTTAGCGACTCTTTTGGCATCGCCCAACACTAAATATTCTTTTAAAATCTGAATCCTTCGCTTTTCTGAAAGAAGCTTCATAAACTCCCCAATACGATAAGTGTATCCTTTTGTGCACAGTGTATCTTTTTGTAGACATTATGTACACAAAAATAGACAGGTGTCAATAGAAAATTGGTGTTTACTCAAGAAAAATCTTTTTTGTGTGTTAATCAAAGAGAAATTTGATTGGTACTCAAGATAAAAAAGGAAGGATAAAACTAAACTTGTTAATGCGGCCTACCAACAAACTTAATTAAATGTGTTATATTTTTATTTGTTAATGTGGAGACCGCATTCATCTACAAAACCATTCTATAAAACTTGACACAAACCAAACCAATATTAAACATATCGCTAATGCGCTGATAATGTCGTCCATTAGGTGTCCTTATTGATAATACTATCACATTCATCTCTCAGCGCTTTCAAAAACCCCAAGCACCAGCGCCCTTTCAACTGTGATATAAACTCCTTAGCAGCTTCAACGCTTATATCGTGTTGAGATTTAACGCCGTAATCTCTAAACATGATACCAGCGAGATCGTCAGTCCTATCATAAATCTGTATTAGCGCCACTGCGTGTCTGCTTAACAATATCGGCTGTCGGTCTGGTTCTTTACTGGACATCACTTATCTCCGAAACAGAATCTACCATATCCCTGAAACACCTGTCTGTATCATACATGGTTAATCCATTATCTGAAGGGTCATCATCGGAATCAAAAAAGGGATCAACCATTGTATCTTCGCATAAAGCATCTGACACACTATCTCCATATGCAGTATATAAAGCATGTTTCTTTACCATATCTCACACCTCACCTTTAATTTTATATATAATATCAAGTAGATAACTTAATCTTATATATAAAATAAAAAGCCCGTAGAAGAAAAACCTAACCCGTAACTGCCCACTGTTAAACTATATATGCAATTTATCAGACCTACCTGCTATAAACCCGATCATCTTATTTGTCTAATACTGTTGGGCGCCTTTAATATATCTTGTAGTCGTCATCGGGAATGCGCCCCTAAATTGACTTGGTGTCTGTTTATCCTTTACCCCACCATTTCAGTGGGCAATAGGCGCCCGGGCTTCAGGCGCTGCATAACTTCATCCAACAGCTTGTTTGTAACTTTCTACCTGCATAGCAAAACGCAAACGGCTTGTCAAGAAAAAAACGCTTTTTGTTTTTCTCGTATTCTGTGATGGAACTATATAATATAAACCGAAGGGGGGGGAGGGGTCACCCTACCCTCTCTACCCAGGGCATGAGTCTTTCCACCCAATTATCATCCAATCAAAACCAATAATAAAAAAGTTTACATAATAGACAATTATCAGACATATAGCACTTATCATGTATTATATCAACTACTTATAGGTATCATTACAAGTGCACTATATCATACACACCATATGTTGTGTATTAACGAAATGTATCTATGCCCCTGCGCTGTCCTCACCTGACATCACCTCTGCTTCTGGTATGTCATCGCCTGCTCCAATCTGTTCCATGAGTTGCGCTTTCTGCCTGCGGATATCGTCAAGAGAGGCCGTGAGATCCAGATATTGGACGTTAGAGGTAGCCTGACCCCGTTGTAGGCGATTAATGTTGTTTATCTTGTCGATTGCGTACGCTACGTTGCCTAAGGTCGCTTTTTCTCTTTTTTCCGTGTCAACTAAATCATTGAGTAGCGTCAATTCCACATTACTTAATATATCTGCTTTACTCACCTCATAAGCTTCGATGTCCAGGTTATCATGCAGGAGTTTAGTGTACTTTGACAATCCCTGTTCGATTGCCTGCCTTGAACATCCGAAATATTTACCGATATCAGCGTATGACAGACCTTTTTTAAGTCGCAGCTCTAATGCCTTTGCGGTGTCAAATTTCCTGGCAACAGCTTTTGCCATATATAATCTCCTGTGTTGGTTAATAAGTGTATACAAAAGCATACATTTGGGATTAAGTCAAGTGATTCATCACTTGTTGTTTCAAGGAGATTCAGGGTGTATCCTTTTGTGCACATATTAAACAGGTCCAAAATATTGAACTTTTTATTTAGTAGCTATTGGTAATAATATTAATAACTTGCAAGATATTAATAAAAAGCGGTTCAAAATATTGAACTTTGATAAATGACTATAAATAACAATGATATTAATATGTTGCGGCTATATTGCAAAAATACGGTTCAAAATATTGAACTTTGGCAGCCTTTTAAAATTTAGGTTATAGCACATAAAAAACACACATAATAAATTTTA